AACACCGCAGCGGCCGATGGTCGCTCGGTCAAGATCGGACTGCCACAAGACCCCGGACAGGCCGGCAAATTGCAAGTGCTTTACCTGACCCGCAAACTGGCCGGCTACACCGTGGAAAGCAGCCCCGAGACGGGCGACAAAGCCACCCGCGCCGCGCCGGTTGCGTCGCAGGCGAACGTTGGGAATTTGAGTTTGGTCGAAGGTCCGTGGGTTCGGCCGTTTCTCGCTGAATTGGCCGGATTTCCCTCTGGTGCGAAGGATGACCAGGTGGACGCACTAAGCCGGGCATATGGGATGATCGGCATGAAGCGGCCTTCGTTGGTGATTTCCGCCGAAGCCCTCGCCACCGCGCGTCGCCGGTGAGCCTCTTTGCCCGCCGCGCCGTGGCCCCCGCCAGAGGCCGCGTAGAGCCGTATCTGGCGGTTGTGCCGGTTCGCCGGGTGGATATCTCGCCTGTTGCTGTTGCCCAGGCCAGCGTGCGCCAGAAGCCGGGCGTGACCTACGTTCTGCCAACGACGCCGCCGGGCGTGGTGCCCGAAGACGCCAAAACGATGGCGCAGGACGATGCGATCTCGGATGCGTATGCCTACGCTTCGCAGGGGATTTATTCCGAGGGTCTCGGGTTTCCAGGGTTTGCCTATTTGGCCGAACTGGCGCAGCGGCCGGAATACCGGCGCATGTCGGAAGTCATCGCGAAGGAGATGACCCGCAAGTGGGTCCGCCTGGTCGCGACGGGCGGCGAAAAGAAAGACGATAGGCTCAAGCTGCTGGACGCGGCGATGAAGCGGTATGGCGTGCAGGACGTGTTTCGCCGCGTGGCCGAGCATGACGGTTTTTTCGGCCGCGGCCAGATTTACGTTGACACCGGAGCCGGCGAAAACCCGGACGAGTTGATGACGCCGTTGTTGATCGACAAGGCCAAGATCGGCCGTGGCGATCTAAAGCGGTTGACGGTGATAGAGCCGATCTGGACCTACCCGGCGCAATACAATTCGACCGATCCGTTGCGGCGGGATTATTACCGGCCCCAGTCTTGGTATGTCATGGGCAAGAGAATCCATGCGTCTCGCCTGATGACGTTCATCTCGCGCGAGATGCCGGACATTCTCAAGCCGGCCTATTCGTTCGCCGGTCTGTCTCTGTCGCAGATGGCGAAGCCTTACATCGACAACTGGATTCGCACCCGGCAGAGCGTTTCGGACCTGCTGCATTCGTTTTCGGTCAGTGGTATTCTGACTGATATGTCAACGTATTTGGCGGCTGGCGCCAAGACCGACATGCAAACCCGGCTCGACTATTTTAACGCCAATCGCGACAACCAGGGCGCGATGCTGCTGGACCGAGAGTCGGAAGAATTTTTCAACATTACGACGCCGTTGGGGACGCTTGATGCGCTCCAGGCTCAGGCTCAGGAACAGCAGTCGTCGGTTTCTGCCATTCCGCTGGTCAAGCTGCTCGGCATCACGCCGTCCGGGTTGAACGCTTCATCTGATGGTGAGGTTCGCTCGTTCTATGACGAGATCGAATCCCGGCAGGAGCATTTATTCACCGCGCATCTGACGCGGGTAATGCAGATCATCCAGCTTTCCGAGTTTGGCGAGATCGACCCGGATATCGGGTTCGTGTTTGAGCCGCTGTGGCAGATGGATGAGGCGGCGCGCGCGACGATAAGAAAGACGAACGCGGACTCGGCATCGATTTACATCGATGCTGGCGTGTTGGCGCCGGAAGATGAGCGGCGGCGGTTGGCAGCGGAAGATGGCGGCGTTTACAACGGTTTAGACCCAGACGACATGCCGGAAGTGCCGGACGCTGGGGGCGTTCCGGGCGGCACAGAGGCCGGATAAAGCCGATCGCACAGATCGGACAAGTCTCTAAGCCTTTGGGCCAGGAACCGCGTCTCGCCGGCGTCTAGCATGGTCTCGAATGATATCAGCCGCAGCGCATCGTCCCCCGCCCCGTTCTCGGCCAGGACCGGAAACCGAAACCTGACGCCGTTCGCGTCAAATGAAGCCTCAAGGGTCAGGGCGCAGAGAAAGGCGCCGTAGAGGTAAGCCTTCTCGACGCTGAATCCGTCCAACTCGACCCAGCCGTTGAAAGACTTGCCGAGCGTGGCTTCGGCCAAGCCGCACGCTTCGGCCGCAAGCTCCTCGCGCTCGTCCATTTCGTCCTGAATGTTCACCGGCGACCCGTTGTAGAGGCCCGGCATGGTAGGCTTGATCTCGCCAACCGGCAAACCCAAGATGCTTGCCGCGGTCCATCCGAACAAAGGGATCGAACTGGAATACCGGCGCCGGTTGACGGCGCTCATCGACAAGATGAACGCCAGCCTCGCCTATTTCCTGGCCGCAGCGTATCGGGCGAACCCGCCGGAACTGGCGCAGGACAAAAGCCCGGCGGCCGAGTTGAACGACGCATTCAAGAAATTGGCGCGGCGCTGGCAACGGCAATTTGATCAACTGGCGCCCAACCTCGCCAAGTGGTTTGCCACATCGGCCAAGGACCGATCTGACGGCGCATTACATGCTGCGTTGCGGAAATCCGGCATGACGGTTCGGTTCCAAATGACCCGCCCCGCGAACGATGCCTATCAGGCGATGATCTCGGAAAACGTCGGGCTGATCCGCTCCATTGCCTCCGAGCATCTGACCGACGTTCAAGGCTTGGTAATGCGTTCAGTTTCGCGGGGCCGCGATCTCGGGACGCTGACGAAAGAACTTGAAGCGCGATACGGACTGACCCGCAAGCGAGCGGCGTTCATCGCGCGGGATCAGAACAACAAAGCGTCAGCGGTAATTCAAGCGGTTCGCCAGCGCGAGTTGGGGATCACCCAGGCGATTTGGCTTCACTCCAGCGGCGGTCGGGTGCCACGGCCATCGCACGTCAAGGCCGGTCGGGAACGTCTGGTTTATGACGTGACAAAGGGCGCGTTCATCGACGGGGCGTGGATTTATCCGGGCGAATTGCCGAACTGTCGGTGCGTATGCCGGGCTGTGGTCAGAGGGCTGACCTAAGGGAGCGAAACAATGCCGCGCCCCGATACCCTCGCCCTCGACCGCGCCTCAGTCCGCACCATCGACGCAGACGGTCGCCTTCATGTCGCGATGGCAAATATCAGCAAAGCCAATGTCTGCCCGTATTGGGGGAAGGAAATCCCGGACTGGCAGGGCCTCGGCCTCGACCCGGAAAAGTCTTACCAGCTATTTCGCGCGCCGGATGAATTGGCGAAGGCTGCGGACAGCTTCAACAACCAGCCTTTGCTATCGCAGCATCGGCCGCATTCGATCAACGATCACAAGCCTGACCTGATCGTCGGCTCGACCGGCACCGATGCCGTGTTCAACGATCCTTACCTGCAAAACTCCCTGGTCGTTTGGGAGCCGGTTGCGCTGGCGGGCATCACGTCGGACGAACAGCGCGAGTTGTCCTGCGGATATTATTACGACGCAGACATGACGCCGGGTGAATACCAGGGCGCCCGATACGACGGCGTGATGCGAAATATCCGGGCGAATCATATCGCCTTGGTGACGGAGGGTCGAGCTGGCCCGGACGTGATGGTTGGCGATGCCGCCATTAAACCTTCAACAAAACCCCAGGAGTCACCTGACATGCCAAAGAGCGCCCCTGCTCTATCGCGCAAGGCGCTGCTCGCGTCGGGCGCCCTCCGTGCCTATCTCAAGCCGAAGATTGCGGCGGATGCGAAGATAGACTTCGCCCCAATGCTGGCCACGGTGAACGCGAAGAACTGGAAGGCGCAGAAGCCGCGCATCAAGGTGGCACTCGACGCCGCAGTCAAGGGCAAGCTCGCCAAGGATGCGGACATCGAAGACGTGATTGAGATGCTCGACACGCTGGACGATGTGACCGACGAAATCGGCGAGGTTGTGGCCGATCCGGCCAACAATCCCGATGACGGCGCCGAAGATGGCGACGCGGACATGATCGACCGCGTGAAGGAGTTCCTGGCCGGCAAGCTGTCCGACGAGGACATGGCATCGGTCCTGGCGATGATGAAGCCGGAAGTCGATACCAGCAGCGAGGTCAAGCCGGCGGTCGATGCAGACAAGCCGGTCGTTCCCGCCCCGCCCGCCGTCGCCAAGCCGGAAGTCACCAAGGCGGCGATGGACGCTGCCATTCTCATCGCATCCACGCGGGCAGCCAAGGCGGCCGAGACGGCCACCATCGCGCGGCTTCGTTCCATTCAAGAGGCCGAGCGGGTGGTTCGCCCCTACATCGGCGAACTCGCCATCGCGCAGGACAGCGCCGAGGCGGTTTACAAGCTGGCCCTGGACACTGCCGACATCGACCTCACCGGCGTCCCCCCGGCGGCCTACGCGGCGATGGTGAAGATGCTTCCCAATCCCGGCGCCGAGCCGACGCAACGGCCGCGGCAGGCGATGGACAGCAAGGCCAACGCCGATCTTTCCAAGCGCTTCCCCGGCGCCCTTTCCCTCAAGCAGCGCTAAGGAGCACGCGAGATGACTGGCTTTCAACAGACCGTTAACATCCAGCCGGCTCCTGGCCTGCCGGGCGACTTCGCTTCGGCCGATCCCCGCGCAAACGTGGCCGCCGGCCCCGGCGCTCTGATTGCCGCACCATCTGGCGTCACTGTCGGCCGTTTCGCCTGGGTCGATGCAACCGGCGTCTTTGCCAGCAACACCGGAAGCGGCCTCCCAGATGGGTTCGTGCATCGCTCGCTCGGCGATGTGCTCATTACGACCTACCTCGCTGAAACTGGTTCGCTCATCCTGGGCGGGTTTGAAGTCACCCTGTTCAGCGCGGGCATCTTCTGGGCTGTCAACTCTGGCGCGGGCGCTGCGGTGCGCAACACCAAGGTCTATTCCACTTATGGCACCGGGGCAGTCACCACGGGCGCTACCGGCCTGACCATCGCGGGCAGCTCTGTCACTGGTAGCATTGCCGGCACGGTCCTGACGGTTACTTCGGTGACTTCTGGCACCATCACCGTGGGCCAGCCGATTTCCGGCACGGGCATCACGGCCGGCACCTACATCACGGCGTTCGGCACCGGGACCGGAGGTGCGGGCACCTACACGGTGAACACCAGTCAGACCGCTGCCAGCACGACGATTACATCGGGTGGCGGTATCGAAACGAAGTGGTGGTGCGTCTCCAACGCGCTCCCAGGAGAACTTATCAAAATCAGCACTTGGGCACCGGGGTAATTGACATGAACGCCATCCTTCAGCGCCTTGAGCGCACCCACGGCATCGACTT